TTTTAATAAAGGAGACCGAATGTCTGAAACCGAAATTAAAGAAGAAGAAGTCTTAGCAGAAGCACCTAATGTAGTTACTAAGGACGCAGAAAAAGCTGAGCCTACTCACCTTGAAAATGACGCTGAAGATTTGGGTGCAGATGTAGTTAAACCTACTGATGCAAACCCGGACGCAACGAAAAAGGTATCAAAAGTATCTGACCAAAATAACAAAGATGCTAATGATGGTTCTTTACCGAACGACAACAAGCCGACTACCGCTTCTGAAGAAGTAGAAATTGACTTGTCTGATGATGTTGCTGCATTAGTTTCATCTGACGCTGATTTATCTGAAGAATTTAAAGATAAAGCTGCGACTATATTTGAAACTGCTGTAAAGACTAGAATCAAAGAACACAAAGAAATCTTAGAAGTACAGTTTGAAGAAAAACTTGCATCTGAAACTGAAACAGTAAAAGAAGCTATGGTCGAGAAAGTCGATTCATATCTTAACTATGTTGTTGAAGAATGGATGAAAGAGAATGAATTAGCAGTTGAAAGAGGTATTCGTACTGAAATCGCTGAAGATTTCATCACTGGACTTAAAGGACTTTTCAAAGAACATTATATTGATGTTCCTGAAGAAAAATACAATGTACTAGACGATTTAACAGGTCAAGTCAAAGATTTAGAAAGCAAACTAAACGAACAGATTGAGAAAAATGTCAATCTTTCTAAAGATGTTTCTGAGTCTAAAAGAGAAAGCTTAGTTACTTCTGTATCTGAAGATTTAGCAGACACAGAAAAAGAGAAGTTTGCTTCTATGGCTGAAAATGTTGAGTACGATAGTGCTGAGAAGTTCCAAGAGAAATTAGAAACTATTAAAGAATCTTATTTCCCTAAAACGAAAATAGAAGAAGCGACATCTAATGATGAAGTTGATTCTGTGGCGGCGAATTTACCTGTTGATACTGGTACATCCGATGCTATGGCTGCATATACGGCCGCTATTTCAAAAGACCTTACTTCGTTTAAGTAAGGGTGATTAACAATTAATAAATAACAAGGAGAGATAAATGTATCTTACTGAAAATTTACAAGAAAAATGGCAGCCAGTATTAGAGCATCCAGATTTACCACAAATCGGTGATAGCTATAAGCGTGCTGTAACAACTGTTATTCTTGAGAACCAAGAAAAAGCAGTTAGAGAGGACAGAGGTTTCATGACTGAAGCTGCACCTGCTAACGCAACGGGCGCTTCTATCGATAACTGGGATCCTGTACTAATTTCATTAGTTCGCCGTGCAATGCCTAACTTAATTGCATATGACATTTGTGGCGTTCAACCAATGACAGGACCTACTGGTCTTATCTTTGCAATGAAATCTCGTTTTAGTTCACAAGCTGGTACTGAAGCACTATTTGACGAAGCTAATACTGAGTTTTCTGGTGACAACGCTACTATTGACAGCCCTCTAGCATCTGGTGATGCACAGTCGGGAACTAACCCTGCGACTTTGAATGACAGTCCATCTGCTACTGCATATACTACTGCTTCTGGTCTTACAACTGCTGGTGCAGAAGCTCTAGGCGATGCTTCTACTAACGCATTTGCTGAGATGGCATTCTCAATCGACAAAGTTACTGTTACTGCTCGTTCTCGTGCTCTTAAAGCAGAGTACACAATGGAACTTGCACAGGACCTTAAAGCGATTCATGGTTTAGACGCTGAAACTGAATTGGCAAACATTTTGTCAACTGAGATTCTTGCTGAAATCAACCGTGAAGTTGTTCGTACTATCTATGGCCACGCTAAACCAGGTGCTCAAGCGAATGTAACAACTAATGGAATTTTTGACTTAGACACAGACTCAAACGGTCGTTGGTCAGTTGAGAAATTCAAAGGTTTAATGTATCAACTAGAAAGAGATGCTAACGCTATTGGTCAACAGACTCGTAGAGGTAAAGGTAATATAATCATCTGTTCTGCTGATGTAGCTTCTGCTCTTCAAATGGCTGGTGTATTAGATTACGCTCCTGCGTTAGCAACTAATTTAAATGTTGATGATACTGGTAATACTTTTGCTGGTGTACTTAACGGTAAATTCAAAGTGTATGTTGATCCATACTCAGCGAATGTTGCTGCAGAGCAGTTTTATGTTGCTGGTTATAAAGGTACTTCACCTTATGATGCTGGTCTATTCTATTGCCCATATGTTCCACTACAAATGGTGAGAGCAGTTGGACAAGATAGTTTCCAACCAAAAATTGGTTTCAAAACTAGATACGGAATGGTTCAAAATCCTTTCGCAAGTACTAACGGACTTGGTGCATTAGATAACTCTGGTGCAGTTGCCGCTGGTGACCAAAACTTATACTACAG